AACTTCCCTCGCCTTCTCAACACCGTGGTCTTTTATGAATTGGATTGCTTGCTTCACCAACCACCTCCAGATATTTGTCCTCTCAAAGCCTCGCTATCCACTGCTACCAATTGCTGCTGTGATGCCTGACCGTACCCATCAGCATGACTATCTCCCAATAGCAATAACATTTGATCGTCTTCAACATAATAATTTGCGTCCGGGAATGTCCTGCGCACCTCATCCATTAACTTTGATAGTTCTGTATTCAAGCGTTTGAAGCGTCTAGCAAATTTCGGGTCTATGGAATTAAGCAAGTCGTTTGCATCCAGTTCGCCTTCAGCAATGATGCTTAATACATCTTCTTCGGTGTAGATCGCGTTCATTGGCTTTGCTCCCCTTCTCCGTCACTTGAGTCACGTTTGGTAATGCTTTCTAAACGCTTGATCTCGTCATTGATGTACCAAACTGCTTTCTCTAGGTCTTGAATGTTAGAGTTGCCATCTTTTAAACCTGCACGCCATAAGTACTTCATTGCATTACCAATATTGAAATTACGGTGTCTTGTAATCTCGATGCACTCAATACCACTTGGGTCACTTGTGTAGTGCTTTGGATGGTTCACGTTGTCGTTCATGCCTTAGCCCTCACCAAACAATTCGCCACAGCCCAAGCATCCAGACATGTGTCGTTATGAAATTCCTCATCCATCATTGACAACCATTCATCCTTAGCACCTTTCCATCCTTTGACTTTCAAGCCATGACCTTTGTTCACATAGCAATCCTCATAGCCATTGATGAACTCTGATAACTTCATAGGTGTATCAATCCGAAAACCACGCTCTACCAAGCCTTCTTCACCTGTTTCCTTCTTAATTTTTGCGAAGAACGTCACGCCATAGGTTTGATGATTAACAATGGTCCCAAGTTGCAAAGCTGGCATTAAGTTGCCTTTGTAAATCTTCGCCAGAACTGGGTATGGCAATACACCACTCTTATCACCTGACTGAGCTTCATACTGCTCAACCACATCCACTGCATTGAATACATTCCAACTGAGTTGATAGTGCTTTGCTTTAGGCGCTTGTTTAGCTTTTCTCATGCTTTCGCTCCACGTTTAGCCACACCAAACAAGCCTTTAGCCACTTCTGTAGCTCGGTAGTCATAAATTGTGTATCGCTCTACATACCCAAGTTGCATCAAATCTTTTAAATAATTCCTGATTGAATTGTTGCTTAAATCCACCACATCTAGCGCCACATCAGAAACACGGAAGCTATTGGAATGAGCTGCATACACTAAAATTTGAAATCTATTTTCAAATGCGTCTTTATCAAACGGTCTGCCATTTTTCACGCTGCACCTCCAACTTCAACCGGGAAGGACATGCCAACGAATCGACAAATATCTAAACGATCTTGGACATTCACTGAACCACGTTTGCCATGTCGGTTTTTCGCTATGATCAGCTTCGTCACACCTGTTGGCGCATTATCTTTCTCAACAACTGGGTGAACCATGATGATTTGATCTGCGTCCTGCTCAATCTGACCTGAGTCTTTAAGATCACTTGCTACCGGCTCATGTCCTTCTGCCCCACGGTTTAACTGTGCTAATGCGATAACCGGGCAATCAAACTCTTTTGCCATAGCCTTTAAATCTCGGCTGATTGATGCAACTTCTTGAACTCGATCCTTCTTGCTTGGATCGCGCAACAGGCCGATGTAATCAACAATAATGCAGCCCAGTTCTTTATATTTACGCTTTGCTTTACGTGCGTAACTCTGAACTTCTGCAATTGTTGGCTTCTGTTTTTCCTCAATGATGATTGGCAGATTTTTATAATTCGACATTGTTGATGTAAGATCGGCAAACATGCCATCGTAGATTTCAGCATTGTGTAAATTGTTATATGGAATTTGGCCAAGTGCAGACACAAACCGGTTTGTTAGTGTAGGCGTGTCCATTTCAGCCGAGATGAATAGAACTGGCTTGTTGTAGCGCTTAGCTGTTTGCATTGCACACATTTGGGCCAATGTTGATTTACCGCTTCCCGGTCTGCCTCCAATTACACAAAAATGCCCTTTTTCAATTGTTCCAAGTAAGTTGTCCAAGTGTGGGATATTGAACTGGACACCAGTAAAACCTTTGTTTTCTTTTTGAGCCAATTTTTTCTGAAAACGATCAAGCGTCTTATCAAGTGCTTGTTTAAAATCAAAACCTGTCTGTTTTTGTTCCACTGAGTTACTAGAAGAACTAAACATATTCTCAGCTTCAAGATATATATCTGAGATAGTCAAATCCTTTGCGCACTCTGCAATTGAAATGCCGATGTTTTCAACTTCGCGATGCTGTTTAAGTTTGTTCAGCTCAGCAACGAAGTATTCCAAATGATGAACACTTCCTACAGTAGAGTTAATCTGGATTAGATATTCTTCACCACCAATATCATTCAGCAGATTGCGCTCTTGAAGGTGCTTAGATACAAATACTGAGTCATAAGGTTTGTCACCATTCGCTAGCTCCACAATAGCTTTGTAGATGATCTTGTGGCGTCCAGCATAGAAATGATCTTCTGTTAGATCATTAGCAACGATTTCCAGTGAGTGGCTAACTGTCATAAGAGCAACAAGCACACCTTGCTCAATCGTCATGTTTTGGATATTTGAATTCATTACCAGTCTCCATACTGCAATTGGGCATTAGAGAAATCAGGGGCTGTTAAAGGACCATTTGATTGGAACCAATACTCGTTTTCCCATTGTTTTTGATTTAGCCATACGCTTGGAGATGGAATGAACTCGCCATCTTGCTTTGTCCAAGAGGTATCAGCTTTTTGTTTTTCAAGAATTGAAAGGATGGTTTCTAGCTCAAAACCTGCCTCATATTTTTCGAAAGTTTTAGCAGTGCCTGACTTGTCAGATTTACGCTTACAAGTTGGATATGCAGACCAAAACTTTTCAAAATTTTCTGAGAATTTCTTGCTATCTTTTTTAGTTTCTTTTGAAGGTTTATTTTGTGTGTTAAAAAATTTAACTAGAGGTAGTAAAGTTTTTTTACTGTTTTGGTTAAAAATTTTAACCAGTAAAGTTTTTTTACTAGGGAATTTCACAAGTAAACCGTCAATGCAAAATGCGAGATTTAATTCNTATTCATTGCCAAATTTTGTGCATCTAGTTTTCTTGATTAAACGCAGCTTAATAAGCTCATCAATCGCTTTAACAACCGTTGGACGGCTCTTGCCAGTTACCTTCTCAAATTGGCTTATTGAAATAGCATCCCGTGCTTGATCCCACCCTTTTGTCTTACGAATGAGGACAACATACAACTTGAATGCAGAATCACTTAACTTANCCGCAAGCTCATCAACTACAACATTTGGAACTTGTGTAAAGTTGGGNACTANAGCCTTACTCATAACAGCCCCCTTTTAAACTCTTCATAGGCATCGTTGATTTCTTCAATGAAGAACTCATCACTTGAAGCATCGTAAAGCCTTTGAAGATCGCCATATTGGCGTGCATATTTCGCACCTTCATAAACTCCATGCTCATACTCCCTCATGAACCGCAAAGCTATTTGATTCATAAAAATGATGCTCCAAGCTACTTTTAGCCTCAGCAACGGCAATAGAGTTTTTTAAACTTCTCTCTGTTGCGTAAGCCTCAACCGCTTTCTGGAATAAACTAATCTTCCGATTTAGTTCAATGTCTGCTAATATTTGATAGTTCATTTGGTTTGCTCCGATTGAACAATGAAGCCTGATCTAGTACATCAGGCTTTTTCTTTGTCTAAATCCCTTTGGTTTCCTTCCAATCCCTCAGCAAAAATTACTTCTGTTGAGAGATCCCGCATCAAAGCGCCTAATCCCAAGCGCTCAAATGATTTTGCTTGTAAATTAAGTACATGCCACTCACCTGCTATTTCCTTCTCAAGGAGATATGCAAGATATTGAGCAAGGTCTTTACCTTTAATTTCAGCCAGAACTTTTGCTCGTTCATGGTTTTCAGGAGATAAACGCACATGCGTCGATTTTTTTTCGAGACTCATTTGAGTTTCCTTGTTAAGCGCTTAAAGCTTGTAGATCGGCTTTTAATTTGCCCTTTGTCTGTACTTCAAAAGTGGCTTGTGTTCTTGGTGGGATTCCGTTGTTTTCCCATTTCCACAATGTCACCTCAGAGAACCCTGTTTTCTTAGAAAGATCTCTGCGTGTTTTGCACTTGAAATACACCTTTAAATCAGAGGTATTCATTTGCTTACCTAAGTTAGTAAATCTTATTAATTAAAGTTAGCACATGCAAACCTAAGTTTCAATAACCTGCATTAACATTAGTTAGTGTTTTTATATAAGTTGATAGTCATGCTTCTTAACGAGAGACTGATTCAAAAATCAAAAGAGACCAAAATATCTCAAGCAGAGATTGCTAGAGCTACAGGAATATCTACTGCAGCCGTTTCTAAATGGTTTAGTGGAGAAAACACACCTAAAGCGGGATCATTGAAAATTATTGCTGATCTTTTAGGTGTTTCTGTTGAATGGCTACTTACTGGAAAAGAATCAAGAACTAATCATTTGTCTAATATTAAAGTTTGGGATGAGGGTTCGGAATTAGAAGATGATGAAGTTGAAATTGCGTTTTATAAGACTTTGCGATTAGCTTGTGGTAGTGGTTCAATGGTTCAAGTAAGTGACTCAGATAAAGGCTTCATGAGATTGCCTAGAAAGTTATTAGATAAATTAGGTATTTACAGAGATAGAACCTTTAGTGCTCCTGCTGAAGATGATTCAATGAAACCTACAATTAACGATGGTGATATTGTTTATGTAGATGAGAACCGTGACTTCATTAAGGATGGAAAGATTTTTGCTATTGAGCATGGTGAATTGTTCAGATGCAAAAGACTTTATAAAACATCAGATGGCGGGGTTAGAATTGTTAGTGATAATAAAGATGAATATCCCGAAGAATTTTTAACCAAACAACAAATGGAAGAACAAGGATTCAGAATTATTGGCTGGGTCTGGAAAATTGATAAAGTTGAAAACTGGTAACTTTTACTAGAATTTGCTAACCCACCTTTTGGTGGGTTTTTTATTACCCCAAAAATTAAGTTAACAAAGTGCTAACTTTTTCATTAACTTCTATTGACCAATACACTAACTAAAGTTAATATTTATCTCATCGAAAACAAAAAAGCACACCGACGGTCAAAATCAAGTGTGCTTTTACTCAAAGAGCGAGATAAGTATGAACATAAAAATGAATTTGGTCAAATCAGCAGGCTTTGTAGGTGTAGTAACCGCTTTGACTGCTGCATATGCGATGGCACCAGCCAAGCCAACTGAACCAGTCTATGTAATGGCTCCTTTCACCTTCGTTGAATTCGAGAAGAAAGATCAGGCCATTTTCGAAACTTCTAACAAGGAATTCACCCTAGAGGTTGACTTTGTATCTGATGAATACCGCGACAGCTATGGCGTTCAAGGAAGTTCATTTGATGCAGCAGAAGTAAAAGAAATCAAAGACATTCACGTTTACAACGAAGATGGCGAAGTACTAAACGCCTATGTAGATCGTCTTGATGTGCAAGAGATAGTCCAAGTAATTGAACAAGAATTGAGAAAGCCCGCTTAAGGGCTTCGGAGAAGAAGAATGAACTGGATTAGTGTTGAAGATCAATTACCAGATAAGTTTGA